GACGCGACTTAGCAGCCTTTGCTTTGATAATATTTCCGATGACATCCTTGCCATCCTTTTCTTTTTTCTTTGAGAGATAAACAATTGTAGAAGCTGCGTACTTGAGTCCGCTACCTCCTCCCATCTCTTTAGTTGGTACATAAGCTCCGACAACATCGTAAGTGTGATTAGTTACTAACATGGGGATTTTAGCTTGCCCCAGTTTCAGAGTCAACATTCTGAAAGTACCCTTAACGAGTTGTGCCTTCGTCATGTCTCGGACATTCTTTTCGTTAAGAGCGTCCGTAATTTCTTTTTCTGTAGACAACATTCCAAGGGAGTCTAACACAAACATACAAGGTCTGCGTTCTTCCTCAGACTTCTTAAGGTATATATCAACAGCCTTAAGTGCCTTTTGTCTAAAGTCTTCAACTGTTACAACATTTACAACAACAAACCTATCAAGAGGAATGTTTCTATCTTCTAATAACTGACGGTTAATTGCGGCTTCTGTATCAAAATACAGAACATACCCGTCTGGATTAGATTGAAGAAAATTATTGACGACAGACAAAGAGAAGAAGGTTTTACCCGTAGAAGATTCGCCAGCGATAGCAGTGATCCGTCTATCAGAAATCCCACCATGGAGAGACCCAGAACAAAGAGCATTAAAGATGAACGAACCAGTGTCAACGAATGCCTCACTTTCGTTAATATTTGAGGCGAGTTGGGTGTAGTCATCACCAATCTCCTTTACAATGTCTTTTAAGAAATCCATAAGTTACTCATCAAGTTCCAATTTTAATTTCGTATGATCTAACATAATTATACCTACTTTCTTGTTCCTTTGCAAACCAGAGAGCAGCTTCTTGACTTTCCATCACCTTCATATTTTCCTCAGTCCATACGACACCATCGTCAGACCAAGCAACAATCCAATTGATACTATTCATAAGAAGAAACTTTCCAGAGTGTTTGTTCGTTCAACATTCCAGTCAATACAATCCATGATAACTTTGATTGGCTCGATGAAAGATTTATTGAACTGCAACTCATAATCCACATACTTATGTAGATCCAACTCAGGAGGGAAATCCTGAATGAAAGATAGTACATTTTCTTGGATGGGATTAGGAATCTTCAGATAAACGAACTTGATTTTCTCGCCACTTTGAATGGGTTGATACTTTCGTTCAAGTCCTTTCTTCTTAGTCCAATGATTATACAGGATAACCCCTCTCACATGGATAGGGCAACCCTTCTCATACATTGTTGATGAAGATTTCCACTTGTTAATTTCAGAAACACTTCGAGGAAAAGCAATCTCTTCGGGAGGAAGATTCTTAAAATCAGTCCTACACTTTTCAATGAAAGACTGCATCTCTTCCTCAGTCGAACTCATCATTAATTTGAGTCCATCCTTAATCATTTTTCTTACGGGAGCAGGTGTAGAGGTTTTGATTGCCTCAATACCCATGATCTTTAGTTTGGGTTCGTTATATCGAACACCTTCACTGTCCCACACGTTGAGAATATATCGTTTCTTCGCAGTCCAGATACCACGTTCCGCGATATTCTCACGTTTCATTTGCATTTTTTGGTCGTAGGCGTTAACGTAGTCGGCCAATTCTTGGTAAGAACTTTCAATATACTTCTCAAGTTCCAACTCACAGACCTTATTAAGGAAGTTAACAACGCCCTCAGTAGTTTTCTCTCTCCCTTTGTATACAGTGTCAACAAAAGGACCCATATTAAGATAGATACTATCAGTATCAGAAGCAATAACATAATCAATCTCCTCAGTTTTCAGCACCTTGTTAAGGTACTGGTTCATTTTATTTTCAATCCATCGGATAGATACTTGCCCTGAAAGAGTAATTGCCTCTGCATTGGCGAGTTTATAGTAACGAAAATACTGATTACCAATGGCACCATAAGCAGAGTTAAGAGCAATCTTCTTAGCCATTTGGACATTATTACATCTTGCAATTTCTTTCTCCAGTGCAATACTTGGGTTCTTTTCGTTCTCTTGTTTTGCCTTAAGCATCCTCTTCTTAAAGACAACACGTTCTTTGTACATCTTCTCCATCAACTCAGGCAAGAAACCTTTCACGTCCTTGCGGAACATTGCACCATTGGCACACACCGCATAATCAGAATACATCTCAAAGGTAAGATCCTGATTAAGGAGTTTATCTACAGTAGCAGAAGGATGACGAGTCTCAACCAGAGTCTCTGGTGAGATATTGTACTGCATAATAAGGTGAGGATACAGAGAATTCAAGTCAAACGAAACCACCCAGTCATACTTACCAGGCTTAGGTTCCTTGACATATGCACCAGCATACTTCTCATCCTTCTGATTGCGTTCCTTTTGTGGAATAACAATGTTCTTTTTCTTCAAGTAATTATAAATGATTGCATCCCAGGTTCTAACCTGATAGGCAATATCACTAAAGTTCACCTTTGCGTCATAGGCACGAGTGAAACATAGATCAATGAGACGCAGTTTATCCTCAAGACGGTCAACCAGTTCTACGTCAACGATGTTATAGTCTACAAACTTCTTCCAGTTGCCTGTGTAAAACTCACGGAAGGTATCAAACTCTGAGTGGTCGAGTTTATTTTGACCCAACTCCATAAAGGCAATATGATCCAATCGATAACTCTCTTGGTTTGGAGTTGCGGGTGACTTCTTATAAAGATCGAGATAATCAATCACAGAAATCCCAGCAAGATCATATGCGATCTGCTTACGTCCCATGATCGTAAACTCATTTCTCCGAGTGATATTCCAAGGAGACATTCTCTTGGCAAACTTCTCACCCATGATACGTTCCATACGGCCCATGAGGTACGGGATGTCGTACAACTCGCAGTTCCATCCAGTAACAACCTCAGGAGAATAGTTCTCCCACCATTGAACAAACTTCTCGATCAGTTCAATCTCAGTATGGCAGTGAATGTATCGATAATTTTCTCGATCACTTTCGTAAGGACGGGTTCCCCAAGTAATAATTTCTTTGGTGGTATAGTCCTGAACTGTGATTAGAAGTAATTCTTCCGCACAATTAAAAACATCGGGGAAGCCACTTTCCGCAGAAACCTCGATGTCAATCGTGATTAATTTAATTTTACTGATGTCAAACTTAATTTCATCCTCAGGATAATTATCTGAGATGAATTGGTGTGCATACCTTTCGTTGCCGTAGATACGAAATCCCTGAACAGAACTATACTTGTCGATAAACTCACGACAGTCACGAATACTGCCTGGTTTGACGGGTTCTACAGGTTCACCCTCTAGAGTCTTATACTTCGACCTTTTCTTTGTTGGCACAAAGAGAGTTGGTTGATACTTTTGTCTATCACTAAAGTGTTTTCCGTTCTCATATCCTCGTACTAAAATGTCATTACCAATTAGGAAAACGTTAGTGTAGAACCTCATGTCGTTGCTAGTTTCAGGTAGGCGTCAATAAGTGCTTTGTGTGGTTCGACGAGTGTTAGAATACTCTCGGACGACATCATTATAACATTATCGTCCGTATAGTCTACCAGCCAAGGAACCAATCTTTCTTGTGGTGGCAGATCTGTTTCGTGTTTACCCAAAATTTTATATGGGGAAGTAAGTTTGCAATTCGGGTTACCGATATCAGCAAGAACTTCTTCAATCCGAGTAATTAATACCTCATCATTTTTTAAGATAAGGATTTGTACATTAATTTCCGAGTCCATCCATTTTCTCCGTGTAGGATTCTTTCACAGCTTCAAGTGGTTCTACAGCAGTAACAATCCAATCTGGATCAACAGGGATACGATTTTCAGCAGACATCGGCATCCATTGATAGAACCTGCAACTATATCTAGGTGGGCCAGATTCCTTTCCTTCAGTCAATAATTCTGGATCTTCAACCAACTTAACGATGAAAGGATTGGTCAATACCATAAAGATTGGCTTCTCATTCTCATCTACCAACTCTTGTACATCTGCAATAACTTCTTCATTTGATTTCAAGAGCAAAAGTTTGATAGCCATTTCATCCTTTGATAGTTAAGTAGGGTGGGAGGAGGGAATACTTCGTACCCTCATGTTATGGGAATCGCTAAAGCGAATATTTGTACATAACAA